CTAATGCAACATCGAGTGGAGTACTTTTCATAACCTCTGCGAGATACTCTGTTCCTTTGTAGTCGTGTATAAGGTAACTGCCTTTACTCTTGAGTTTAATAGGTCTGTACATAACAGCCATTGCTCTATGGAAGTCTTTATCTACGAAGAGGTATTTCTCTAAATCCACAAATTCTCCATAACTCATCTTATCAAAGTTAGGTATTAAGCCAAATTCAACAGTAACTCCATCAGTACCTTCCATTTTAAAGGTCTTTACGAGCTCTGGTTTACTATTTAAAATATTAGATAAGTGTTGTATGGTATTGTCAAATACACTTAACCCTATCCTGTCTATGTCTCTAAGCTCTACTTCACAAAATATTCCAAGTAGCTTCTTCTCTAAAAATCCTGTAAGTTCTGCATCCTTGTTTTTATCCAAGATTTCAATATACTTCTGCCATTGGCTTAGTTTAATGTCTCTTAGAGTTTCTGGTATTGTAAAGTTAAAATCGTTATCCATAAATCTCTTTTATTATACTAAGATAACTTTTTTGTATATTTTTGTGTTAATTATTTGCACAGTAAATATAATTGATATACTTTTGACAAAAATAAGACAGTTATGAACATTATAAACGATAATAATAGTATTAGGTTCGGTAGCTTTAAATGCTTAGACACTAATAAGGTTTATACGGTAATGTCTACTCGTTCAACTTTAGGCTTAAATGAACCTCATTATAAAGATAGTGCATTAAGGTCTGAGGATATTGTTGAAAGAGAAGATGGTATGAGAAGAACATTAATGAGGAGTGATTTAAAGAGTAGATTTACAAACATAGAAGAATATAAATTAAAACCAAGATAATTATGAATAAACAAGAAAAGATTACAGCAGAGCAGGTAACTTATTTAAAGTCAATAATACTATCTCAGCTACTATTAGAGGCTAACGAGTCTTTAGTTAACACAAATGTCTATAAGCAGAGCTTAAAGCAGCAGATAAACAGGATGAATGGTATATTAGAACCTATCGTTAGACAAGAGTTTGATGGTGTTTACAATTCAGACCCAGAGATGACTACAAATATCTTAAACAAGATAGAATCACTTGTAGATAAGATTTCTTCTTACCAAATAGAAGAGTTGGTAATATTAGAAGCAGTTGTAGAAAAGTATGAGAACAATAAGGAATGGTTCTTAGAGCATACAGCTTCTGATTTCTTAAAGATAGATTAATATGAATTTAAACTCAATGGATACTATAGGTAGAAAAACACACATAGCAACACAGAGTTGGTGTTTATCGGAATGGAAAGCATTTAGAAGTAGTGTAAGAGGTTACTATACTTTAAAGGATGAAGCATATAGCTCTGGAGATTATGGTCTTATAACTGAGTTTAGAGAGCTTAAATTAGAACTAATATTAAAATATAAATAACAACAAATCCCTTAGCTTAGAGAGAAGGCACAACAATAAAGAGTTTAAATGAATAGGGGTATTCTTCTTTAGTGTTACTGAATCTAAGTTAAGGTTTAATAAATAAATTATGAAAAACAAATCAAGAGTACTAAACTTTATAGTAATAGCTACATTTGTAATAGCTTCTATAATTACAACATCAGTAATAATAATTAAATCAATAATAGAGTTTATAACTAAGTAGGTATGAGTAACTGGAATACAGAAGACCTAATGCATTTAAAAGAATTAACTAATCATAAGGTAATCTATGATGGATATGAGTTTGTATGGATGAGTAAACTCTATGGAGAATGGAATAGACATTATGTATCTAACTTTGAAGACTACAACAAGCCTATGAGTTGGATACATCATAACATCTATAACTGGGGTAAAGAGTATAGAGCTAGACAAGCTAAGTACTTAGAGGATATGCGTAAGAGCTTAGATATAGATATTAAGATAAGAGAGATAAGTAGAGAAGCTAATATAAAGACTAAACAAAAGGTATTAGAAGTAATAAGCTTACGACCAGATATAAGTAATAAAGAGATATCAGACATACTAGATGTAACAGTAAGGTCAGTAGAAAGACATAGAAAATGAAAAAATGTACAAAGTGTAATGAGGAAAAAGAGGTAAGTTATTTTCGTAAAAAAAAGGGTGGTAAAGATGGGCTTCATAGTCAATGCAAATCTTGCGATAAAGAATACCGTAAAGATAATAAAGAATATATGAAAGAATATCGCAAAGCCAATAAAGAGCGTATAAAGGAATATCAAATAGAATATCAAATAAAATATCATAAAGAACAATATAGTAAAAATAGACAAGATATGAATAAATATTGTAATAACTGCAATAAAGAAACATCTAGATACAAAAGTGGGCATTGTAAACCTTGTTCAAATAAAAGGTCTGAAGTAAATAATAAAAAGAGGAGTGGAATTAATATGTCTGTAATAAATAGATTGTCTATACTTGTAGACAAGGAGGTTTTCGATAAACACCTTTATACTGAATTTAACATTAAAGACGTTATACAGCTACATAGAAATAATTCAGATAAATTTATATATTTCTTATTAAAAGATAATGAATTAGTTTATATAGGTAAAAGTAATGGTAATTTTTTATCAAGGATTAACTCTCACTTAAAAAATAAAGACTTTAGTGATATAAGATATAGAACAGTACTAACAGCCTCTTCTTTAGATAAGATAGAGAAACAGCTAATAACAAAATATAGACCTAAATTAAATAAGGAGTACATATTTAACGATGCTAAGTATGATATATTTGACTTAAAAACAGAGGAGGTTATAAGAGACACTAAGACCAACTTATTAAGCATCTTAAATACTTCAGAATCATCACTAAGTGGATTATTAAGTGAGAATCGTAAGAAGCTGTATTGCAGGTATATGCTATTAAAAAACAAACCCAATGAATCAACGTTTAAAAATGTATTAGATAAACATACTGGATTAGTAGAGAGGCATAATTACATTACATTCGCAGAGAAGGTAAGTAAGAATCAAAACGCAGTATGGTATTTTATGAACGGATTTACTAAAACATATATGAAGAAAAGGTATGTATTGGTAGAATAATAATAAAGTGTCGCAGGTTATCGAAAAGTAGCGACAACAATTATTTACCAGACGTTAGTTATCAGTTAGTTACAAAATGCAAAAACACCCCTATAAGACTATATTTAGTATTGGACTTATTTTTATATTTTCAAAATCACATAATGAGTTTATATTAAAAAGATATTTTCATATTTATGAATTCAATCGGTATATCGTTAAATTTATCCATCCCTACTACTTACTATAAACAAACCTTATATTACGTTAATTCTTCATAGATAAACCTTATAGTTTACTCAAGGTATCTAATAGCCTCTCTAATCAATAGTTATTCTTTGTAGTATGTTGGTATGACTGGGTTTAGTTGGTTGGTTTGTGGTTTTAAAAATGCTGTTTAAATTCCTAAACCATACCATACAACAATATCAATCACTTACAATTATATTCGTTACTTATTAGACACAAAAAAACCCCCAATTAAGGAGGTTATAAGTTTGGTTAGTATGTTAGTATTAAATTATTTTAATAGTTATTTAAATATGCTTAAAAAGTCCTCGTATGTATACCACTTACCACTATCTTTATATTCTAATAATGTAGCATTATAACCTATTCGAATAGATACATTTTTATAGTTGTTTCGTGTTGCATATTGTTTCGCACCTAATAAGGTATTGCTCGTGTCAATATGTATATTATTATTATTTGTACTTCCGTATACTTTTATCATAGCTATGTTATTTTAGTAGTGGTTTAATTGTCTTTATATCGCTTAACAGGTTATTGGTATCGCTAACATATATAACATCATTAACTTTTATAATACCTTGTTTAATAAACAAACTCTTTTGTTCCTTATTAGGTAAAGCATCTAATATAAATTGCTTAAGGTTTTCAATTGCTGAATTGTTGTATACTGTCATATCTTTTATATTGTTGTTGCATTTAATAGGTTTCTTTGTTGTTCTGGTAACTCATCCCATTCCTCTAATAGTATTATCTTAGTTTCTATTAGGCTCTCATAATCTTGATACACTCGCATTAATGAGGTTGTTAATTCCTGTATCTCACTAAACTTTGCACCGTGTGGGTTTTCATCCCAACCCATAGAAATGGTTTGTACTGGTATCTTATTCTTATACACCTCAATTATATAACAACCGCTTATATCATCTTTTAAATTAGCTTTATTTAAACGCCCTTGCATCCAATTTAGTGACTGTATTAATTCCTTTTTAGATTGTTTCTTATAACTCTTAATTTGATATTCTGTTAAGTTTTCCATTTCTTATTTGTTTTATATTGTTATAAATTCATTTTCTTTTTGTACTGTGGAAATTACTCTAAAGGCTGCAAACTCTTTCTTTCTCTTAAAATCATTCGTTAAAATATAGTTTGTTACTTTGTTGTTTTCATCTATATCATAAAAGAAAAAATCTTTTTTACTGTTTACTATTTTACTAACTATTGATGTTTTTATTTGTATCATATCGTTTATTTATTAATCGTTAAAAATTTCTTCTACTTGTTCGCTTATTTCATACCATTGATTAGTTAAATTTTGTTGATATAATAAAGTAGCTAATAATTCACTATTTAAGTTTTCGGTAGTGATACCCATTTCGCTAGCAATTTCCATACTCTCAGACAAAGAGCAATCCTCTCTAGTTAGGTACTTCATTGCTTGATAATAATAAATTATTTCCTCCTGCATTATTGCATCATTAACTTTGTCGCAAAAATCGTTAAAAGTATCTTCATTATAGTACAAATTTGCTAAATCAATATCGAAATTATTATCTTCTACTAGTTTTTGTAGTTTGTTTGAAATATTCATTTTCTTAATTATTTAATTGATTATTAATTTGTTTTTCTAGTAGGTTAATTTTATTTAATAAATAAAGGTTATCCGTTGCAGTTGCAAAGTCTCTAATTTGTTTTATAGTTTCTAACATAATTTATTTGATTGAATGGATTGCCTGTGCAAATAATTGTAATTCTTTTAATGCTGTTTTAAATACTTTTTTAATTAGTTTCATAATTTATATATTTATAGTTATTAATATTATTATAATAAAAGTCATTAGTACTAAATAAATTTGTTTTGATAAAAGTTTATTATTGTTTTTCATATTGTTTCTTATTTACAGTTTAATACATTTTGTAAAATTACTTTTGCTTGTGTATCATTGTTTGCATTCTCAAAAACAAATTGAACTATTGAAGATTCTGAGTAACCTTGTAATAATTTATTTGATGCTAATTGTAATAATAATTGGATTCTCATTTTGTTTATTTTTAAGTGAGTAATTAATTTCGTTATACAAATATAATACTTTTTTTTAATTAAACAATACTTTTTATTAAAAACTTTGCTTTTTTTAGTTTTTTATATAGTAACCACCTTTTAAACGTGTTGTAAATTTACCATATAGAAACAAAGTTCTTTTTTTAGTGTTAATAGAATGAACGTGCACGAATAACATAATTAATTTAATATGCAAATAAATAGTGTTAAAGTTTTATTATTTATTTTCATTCTTAATAAGGAAAAAAACCAAATTTTACCCCCATAACAAAGACGGAGCAAATTACAGGACCTCCATAGCAAAGACGGAGGAAAATATAATCGTACCTCCATAACAAAGACGGAATTATTTTCTACCCCACCATATTAAACATAAAAAAAGGGAGACAAACTTAATTGACCCCCTCCATATTAAACATTTTATTATTTTATCTTATCACATAAACTCCAGAGTTTACTCCCTGCACTAAGTACATCATTCCGTATCTAATCGCATCTATAAAGTGATTAAACTTATCAATAGGTGCTTCTCCTTTATCTTTCCATACATAGTTGTTAAGCTCTCTTATAACACCGTGAGAACCTCTATCTACTATTATCTCATAATCCTGCATCAATGCAATACCAGACAATATACTACCCTTCTTCTTAATAGTTGGCTTTATGTTTAGTCCCAACGTCTTTAATTCAGATATAAGTCTGGGTTCTGAGTTATCACAGATAATTAAGTCCATACCACACTCATTTCTATTCCTTGTAGCAACCTCAGATGTGTTTAGATGTGCTTTTCCGTAGATTTCCTTAACCCAAACCTTTCTAGCGTGCTTATCTATCGAAATCTTCACAAGTGTCGTTAAATCGGCTGAAAATCCAAAATCCTGCCCATAACAAGTTAATTCTGTTGGTATAAAGTCTCCAACTCTCCATTTTCTTATAATAGTACCTTCAGCCTTCTCTAACCAACCTCCTAGTATTTGATGTTGGTATTTATCTGGTCTCTTACGCTTCATCTCAAAGATTCTACCCAAGAAAGACTCTGATAAGTTATCTTTGTTGTCCTTGTATGTTGTATGGACATAAGTTACATCTCCTTTTTGAAGATTTGATGCAGGTAATATGTTTTCATTCTGAAAGAACCTTTGGTATATCCAATGCTCTTTAGTTGTAGGGTTAAGAATAAGTATAACTCTGTTCTGTTTTAGTTGTGAACGTATAG